AAATCCTAGACGCAAATGGAGGCACTCCTGTTTTTAATGTTGATACGACTAATGAGAGGGTTGGGATTGGGACGGGGGCGCCTTCTCAAAAACTAGATGTTGCGGGGAGTATAAACATAGATAGCTCTTTTGCTTATATGTATAATGGGGTTAACGCCTTGAAGCTTGATAAGAATGGTGAAGCTCTTTATTATTCAACTTTAGTAGGTGTTGATGCAGGTAATACAGGTAATGCTAATTCTACAAGACAAACAGCATTAGGTTATCAGGCAGGTTGGTCAAACAGTGGAGCAAGACAAACAGCTTTAGGTTATCAGGCAGGTCTTTCAAACACTGGAGCGTATCAAACAGCCTTGGGTTATTATGCAGGTAATTTAAACAGTGGAGCAAGACAAACAGCTTTAGGTTATCAGGCAGGTCGGTCAAACAGTGGAGCGTATCAAACAGCCTTGGGTATGTATGCAGGTTATTCAAACAGTGGATCAAGTCAAACAGCATTAGGTTATGACGCAGGTCTTTCAAGCAGTGGAAACCAAGTAACCGGAATAGGTTATGAAGCAACAAGGAATAACTCTGGGAATGATGTTGTTGCTATTGGTTATCAGGCAGGGAAAGATAATACAGTTGCGAATCAGTTTATTGTTAAGCAAACTAATATTAATGCAGTGCCTTTGATACAGGGGAATTTTAGTACAGGCAACGTCGGGATTGGGACGACTACCTTCGGCACCTCCGCCGCCAAAGTCCTAGCCATAGGTTCCGGCACAGCCCCAACCACCTCTCCTGCAAACGCCGTTCAACTCTGGAGTGCGGACCTAGCAGGCGGGGCAGGGACAGCAGCCTTGCACCTGCGAACGGAGGATGACGTTGAGCATGTGTTTGGGTCCAAGGTAGGCATTGGGACGACGGACCCCAATGAACTCCTAGACGTGGACGGGGACGCACTATTCGATAACGTAATTGTTGAAAGTACGGTCAAAATCACAGAACAAGCCGCAGCTAATGCAGATGTTGCTACTATAGGCCAAGTGTGGGTAAAGGATGACGTACCTAATCAAGCGTACTTTACCGATGACGCCGGAACGGACCATCCATTAGTAGCGACCTATGGTGAGATGTTCTTCTATGAGTCTGCCGGTACTGAGACTGTTGGAGAAACTAGCCAATATTACGGAGTACAAGGGCAGTTTGCTGGAGATGATTTAGCTGGCTGGACTTTTGTTGCTGGATCAAGTGGTGTAGGCACCATAACAACTGACGAGGGCACTCGTATAAACATAAACGATGTAACGCATGGTCTAATAAGTGGAGATTACATAAACGTCCAATCATCAAACCATGCGGGAACGGCTGAGGTTAATTATGTTGATGCTAATAACTTTGACATTCTTATCGCGTATGTAGGGGACGAAGCGTGTACTTGGCAAGAAGGAGATCACCTACTTGCTGGTGCTGGGTCAGCAGGGAAGTATCTGATAAGCGTATCGGTCACGGCCTCCGCTGGTGCAGCAGCCAAAGAGTATAAATTTGAAGGCGTACAAAACGCTACACACATAGACCAAACGGCCTTTGATATCACCACAAGTGGAACGAAACACCAATCGGGTGCGTCCTTTAGTTTGATTACGATAGCTGAAGCAGATCGTATTTGGTTGCAATTTAAGAACCAGACTGATACTCAAGATTTAGAATACCAACACGCGAATGTAAATCTAGTGAGATTATAAATAGGGGCAAGCATGAAGAAAGTAATCGTACTACTGTTAATCCTGGCGACACAGGCGTCGGCCATTGATATCTCGTTCACCGTGGCTGCGGAAAACGCATTGCTATACCTGACATCACTCGAAGGCAATGCAGGCAAGACGCTAGTCCTTCGATACAAAGGGGACGACGTTACGGCTGAGTTCGTAGCACCAGCCAAGGACCCGAATGAAACTAATATACAGTACGGCGGTCGGGTAAGTTACCTCTTGAACCTGGCAAACCACCAATTGTACGTCCGGCAGGCTCGCTACGAAGCACAGAAGGCCAAGCGAGATGCTATCCTGTTGTCAGATCCTAACGACCCAAACGATCCAAATTCTTTATAAAGGATACTAATATGTATCACGACGAATTTAAACTAAGCCCACCGAAAGACAAATATTCTATCTTTGGGATGAGCAAACGTGATTTCGTTGGTGGAATGGTTGGAGGCATTGGTGGCGTTGTTGATATGGCTATCGACAATGAACAGGCCGCACAACCTTATACCGCAAATACGACTTCAGCTCTTAATCCAAACCAAGAGGCATTTGCCAACCAGTTTTATGGACAGGCTATGCCACAGATAGGACAACCTGGAAGATCTTATCAGGGTCAACGAGTCGCGGATATGTCGTCTCTTCAGCAGCAAGGATTTGGTCTTGCCGGGCAAACCCCTGGATTAGCTGGGCCTATTTATGGTGGGGCGCAGAACATCATGCAGAATCTTAGTCAAGATCCTAGCCAGATGTTCCAGCCGGTTGCGAATGCTGCGTTTAATACGTTCCAAAATAGAATTGCTCCTGACATTATGAATCGGTTTTCTAATACAGGTAGTGCCGATTCAGGTATGGCACAACAGACACTCGGTAGGGCTGGAACGGACCTATCCACGCAGTTATTTGGACAACTAGCCTCTATGCAGCAACAAGCGATGGGCAATCAGATAAGTGCCTTGCCTCAGATGGCTAACTTTGCTCAGTTGCCCACCCAAATGGGAGCCCAGATGGCTTCTCTTGGTGGACAACAGAGAGGTATAGGTCAAGAGTATCTAACAGCAAATCAACAGCGATTTAATGAGCAAGACCCAAGTAAGAATCCTTGGTTGGCTCTGGGCCTCAACACTCTTCCTTCTTCTGGACAATTCCAAGATACAGCGATGCTACAGCAACCCGTGTCACAGAATGAGGCTTTGGCTGGATCTATGAAATCAGCATTCGACCCATTTGATTGGTTTTAAGGTAAGGTGATATTATGGCTTTCGTAGTTTTACCAAGGCAACAGAGAAGCAGGAATGCTCCACAGGCATTTAACATGCTTGGCCAAGGCATTGATGGAATGATAAATTCAATGCAAGAGGGTAAAGATTCTAAACGTCTAAAAACTTGGTCGGATGGTGGGTTTGAAGGACCAATGCCAGAGTTCTCTTCCGCTAGATATCAACAGATGGCAGCTTCAAGGCGGCTAGATGAAGCAAAGGCAATGGAGGACTTTAGACGACGTGCTGAGTCCATGGCAGCGATTCAGGGCATAACGCAGGGCCAACAAGCCTTTGACCCCAATATGCAGCCTCCAGGGTCTCTGGATCAGTCTGGGTTTAGCTATCAGAACCAGCCGAATGCACAAGGGTTTGCTATGGGTGGCCAATCTGGTCCACAGCAGGGTCCACAGCCCCCAGGGTATCAGTTCCCTCAACAGGGTGGGTATAATAACCAACAGCTCAGTGCTATAGGCAGGAACCCCGTTGCCTCTAATGCTATTATGGCTCAGATGATGCAGGGGATGGACCCACAGACAACGCTGAATCGTGAGCTTACTCAATCACAGATAGACAAGAACAAAGCATCTCTTTCCCCAGTTGAGTCTCCTTCAGATTACCGACACCGAGTGGCTCTTGAACAAGGACACGAACCAGGAACGTCTGGATATAATAGAGTAGTATCGACAGCTATCCCTATTTCTGAAAATCCCATAAAAGCAGTTAATGAATTAAGAAAAGAGTTTAATTCAAACAAAGTTTTAGAAAGATATGAGATAACAAAACGTGCTGAAAGAGTAATGGAAAAAGCATTGGCCTATTCAAAACAACCAGGATTGAAATCACGAATTGGTTCGGATCAGACGCTTGGAGTATTGTTTCAAAAAGTATTAGATCCTGATTCAGTTGTTAGAGAAAGTGAATACGCACGAACTCCAGCTGGAGCTGCGGTACTTAATAAAATCAAATCTACGCCAGAAAAATTACTTAGAGGTGGACTTGCACTTGTAGATGAAGATAGAGATGCTTTGTTTTTGATAGCACAGCAGACTTTGAATGCTGACAAGCAAGCTATGAATGAGCATATAGAAAGATATGAAATAATTGCAGAGGCAACTAACATCAAAAACAAAAAGGGCCTTTTTGGTAATATCAAGAAGTTTGATATTCAGGGCCAATCTGAAGACGCTGTCTTACTTAAAAAGGCTGGTTTCTAATGAGAGAAGTAACAGAGCAAGACAGGGCGTTATGGCAGCTTGGACAAAGAGGAACTGTCCTGCCTGGAACTGCTACGGATCAACAAAAAGCTGTGTGGGAAATGGGACAAAAAGCTATCCCCCTTCCCGAACAAGCAAAACAACTTCAGGGCCAAGCAGGTCAAGAGGTAATACGTTCAACTCCTCTTAAATCAGCGGGTCAACAGGGGGTATATTCTCCTTCTTATCCAGAAAAAGCAAATCAAGCTCAAGCAGGACAAGAAACAATATCGTCAACCCCCCTTACCTGGGAGGATCAGCTAGAGAATCGTACCATGGACTATGCCCAAAGCCTGTTAGAAGATGGGACTATTGTAGAAAAGAAGCCTGGATTGCTACAAAGGCTAGTTGGTGAAATACCTCAGACCGGTGGAAGTATCGCAGCGGTGAAGTACGGACTTCCTGAACTCACGAGAAGAACAGCATCCCTCCCCCCAAGTATTAGGGTTCCGGCAGTTGCATTAGGAACAATGGGACTTGCAGGACTAGGTGGGATTGGTGGAGAGTGGGCGAAGGCTGGCTTTAAATCATACCAGACAGGGGATGAAATTAATTGGAATGATTTGAAGGATGAGGCATCTGCTGCATTTATTGAAGAATCTCTTGGTGAAGGTGGTGGTCTACTTCTCGGCCAAGCACTTAAAGGTGCTGGCAGGGCACTTGGTATTGGGAAAAATACAAAAGAGGGCGCAAAAGAAGCAGCTTTACTAGCGAGAAGAGGAGGAACAAACGCTACGCTTGGACAGCTATCTAACAACAGACTAGCAGGAGTTGCTGAAGGTGTTGCTGAGAAGTTTACTTTTGGTAGTCGTGCTTTACGTACCATAAAAAACGTAGGTCAAGCAAAAGCGATTAAAGATTCTGGACAAGACCTTTTACAAGGATTTGCAGATGAATTTGGAAAGAGCCTATCTGCCAGTGAAGCCGGTGAAGTTGCACTTGAAGCTATTAATAATAGCAGACGATTTCGGCAAGCCGGAAGCAAGGCTTATTACAAGAGACTAGATAAGACAATTAGAAAGTCTGGAGCAAAAAAGAAAAAGATTGTTGACTTCCGTCCACATAAAAGAATGGCTGAACAAAAGCTAAGTGGAAGAATACAACCTGGAGTAACAGACGAACTGATTTCAATGGCGAATAAAGTTAAGAACCTCCCAGATTTTGGCACTTTTAATGAGGCAAATGCATTGAGGAGTGGGTTACATATAGAGGTCGGAGTCGCTGAAAATATTAGTGGAATTAATCCAATAAAGGGGTTTGCTAAACAGTTAACAAAGATGACAGACAATCAAATGACTTCTGCATTTAGCAAAACCCCAAAGACTAAAGAAGTCGTAAATGCATGGAGGTCGGCAAACGCATTTCATAGAGCTGGAAAGGAAGAGTTAAACACTAAGATCATAAAGAGTCTTGCAAAGACTCTTGAAGACCAGCCACAAAAACTAACAAGTCTTCTTTTTGAAAAGCATGGAGTTACGGCAGTTAAGAATGCAAGAAAAGTTCTTCCTGATAAAACTTGGAAGGCTGTTAAGTTTTCTCTTGTTGAGCAGACAATGGAAGCGGCATCAAAAGATGGGATACCACAAGGAAAGAAATTTTCTTCTCTTCTGTATGACAAACTTGGCAAAGATGTTATGGGTGCAACGTTTACAGGAAAAGAGTTAGCTTCAATAGAGAATTTCAGTAAAGCTGTATCCAGGCTACAGGAAAACATAAACATTCCTGGCACTAGTGGATTGATCGTTGGCGGTGCCCAGATTGGTGCGATTGGTGCAGCATCTCAGGGATATCTCAAGCCAATCATTGCAGTGCTTGGTGGTCCAAAGATCGCTTCTTTGATTGCGACGAATAAGGTTTGGACGGATATCGCAATTGAAGGATTACAAGCTCCGAGGATATCATCGCCAGTAGTAAAGATGGCGAATCTGGTTAGAAGGTTACAAAAGAATGAAGACATAAAGGCACGCAAGAGGAAAATACCGGTAAAAGAACCAACGCAATTCAAAGGATCTAGAGGCTACTAATGAAATACCTAATCCCCCTACTACTAACCGTATCTTGCTTTGCAGCGTTTGACGAAACCAACCCGTCAGCGAATACCCCGATAAACACCGCGTACTCTGAGATTCGAGCTAACTTTGCAGCTATCGCCACCAGGTCATATGATGTTTCATCTGAGACTTATGGGGCTGTCGGTGACGGATCAACAAACGATGAAACAGCCATAGAAGCGGCGATCACTGCGGCGGCGGTCAATGGTGGGCTTGTGTTCTTCCCAACAACGGGGAATGCCTACAAATTCATAGAATCCATTAACGTCCCGGCGAACGTGTCTTTAGTGTTCGCCCCTGGAGCCTCTCTTATGGGGGATGGCTCTGCCACATTAGATGTCAATGGGCTTTTGGTGGATACCATCCATCAGGTTTTTGAAAGCACTATGACAGCTACGGGGTTTGAAAAGAATGACTTTGTTAGACCTGAATGGTGGGGGGCTGTCGGTGATTATGATACGTCAACAAACACCGGAACTGATGACAATGTTGCATTCCAAGCGGCTGTCAATGCGGTCACCTCTGGCAACAACAAGACGGTTCGGATTACGAATAGCGCATACTACCTTGCGTCTCCTGTTGAAATCTTGGCTCCCGGCGAGATACGTATTCAAGGTCCCGCAGGTGCCTACGCCGAAGATTCGTCCGGATCTGTTCAGTCTAATTTCTATGGTGTCACTGGGATGGAGTGCTTCTTTGATATCGGGGGTGGTGCGGCAACGTCCATGTTCTCAATCGAATTTGATGGAGTTAAGTTCTGCGGCACAAATGGTGGGACTGCGGTGGACTCCGCGATTCATATCACTTCTACTTATACTGGCCCTGTGTGGCCGCTAATAATTCAACGGTGCTTTTTCGCTGGCTTCACCACGGCGGCGATTCACCAGGAACAGGCCGGGCTGACGTACAACCAAGCCTTTGTCAGTATTACAAAATCTGCGTTCCACACCAGCACTTATTCTTATCTAGTTGCCTCTGGTAACAAGTGTGAAGGGTTGTACTTCTGTGACAACAGGGCACACCAAGGCGGTCGCATCAAGGGCACATTTGGGGGAGAAGTAAGGATAATTAGCAACAACCTCGAAGGCCAAGACGGTGAGCCGGTGATAAATATAACCGCCTCTGGTAATGCCCCCCGAGCCATTATCGAAGGCAATCGATTTGAATCGTGTAATGATGGGGACTATATCATCTACATTGCCGCATCGTCTTCTATAGGTGCGTATGTTCGCACCGCTGGAAACAACTGGATTCTCTGTGACGCAGACGTTGCTTATATTGGGACCGTGCAGTGTGACGTAGACATACAAGACCCCGTCACTCAATACCATGTCCGAGCGACCGACTGTTCCGAAGTCGATCGGGTGGTTGGGGTTACTTATACTGGCTTTAGTATGCGGGCAAAGGATGTCATTTCTAAAGCCCTGCCTAGTGGGGTGGAAAACGCAGACTTAAGTAGCTCTACGACAAGCGGCGTTATCCCCACACCTTTTGGGATTAGAGAATACGCCTTGATTACAGATAACACCGCCCAAACACTAACGTTTGACGACTGGGCGACCCCAATGGCTCAGGGTGACTTGTTAGTGTTTAATGTGCTGTTGAAGTATTATGACGTTCCATCGTCTTATAGCTCTAGGGTAATCCTTAAAGACAATGATGGAACTACGCTTACCGCAAGCACTGGAACCTTGTCGTTCATCACTACGGATGACTGGGTTGTTGTGACCTATATGTATGTCATTGAAGACGCCGTGTCTGGTACTGAGGATGATGCACTGAGGGCCACCTTTAGGCCTTATGGGGTCTCTGGGTCTGGTGATGGGTGTATGGTTGCCGGTTACTCGGTCTATAAAGTTCTTGCTGCCAATATCGCAACAACTGAAGTTTCCCCATATATGTACCGGTCCCCGTATACAGTTGACACTGTAAATCTTCTCAGTACAACGACAGTCCCGTTAAACGCCAATGGGGACACAGCTCTTTATACAGTCCCTACCGGTAAGCGGTGCCTACTACACAAGGCGATATTGGTTGCGGGTGCTGATGCAGGAACGTCTGATATCTCTATCGGTGCAAATGGGGCGGAAACAGATTTTGTTGGGGTGACAAATCTTGACAACGTGGATGCCGCATACGATTCGTGCTTGATTGCCCCCATACCTTCTGCCACACCAGCTACATTAAAGAGCTATGCCGCTGCTACGGTAATAGAAGCTCAAGTAGCGAATCAGGCGGGTAGTGCGACGAACACGGTGTATCTCTACGGTACGCTCTATTGATCGGCGTCTACATCTAATACTTGCTTATTCTTACTCATTGGTTGCCTTTCAAAAAAAACCCTGCCAGCGAGTCGTTATTAAGTTGTTAGAAGGTTCTGGCACTTTTAACCGCCTTAACCGATGTTGCTGACAGGGCGGTTCTTTGCCCCGTGCAGGGAGTAGTTAATATGTTACCACAAAAGTCAAGCCAGCCGCAAACAACCAGTACAAACACTTGCGCCAATCTCCACTAACTCCGTATGGGATCGACGCCAGGATGTCAATACATATCAAAACGGTTGGCAGTATTCTTGGGTCAAATTTCATTCTGTTTGATTCATCCGATCCACAGCGTCTCGCCGGGCCTGTCGCATCGTATCCCAATCATTCTGTGAGATTACGCCATTGTCTTTGAGAAGGTTCCCTATCGCCAGCCAGGCCCTTACAAGGTCAGCAAGAATAAAGCTCAACTGTACGCCGGTTAGGATATCTGACATTATCTTTTTTTCTTTACTCATTCTTGATTCTCCAACAGATATTGTTGCAGACGATTAATTAACGGGCGAACGCGACCTTCCATGTCTGGCCTACTGACTCCTGCCTTTTCTGTCTCATACCAAAACTCTAGGTATAGGTGGGCTTCCTTGGCAATCTGCTTGATGCTCGCCCAGTCGCCATCTGAAAGCTTCTTCTGCTGTCGGAGTAGTATTGCAGAGTCTACCGTTGTGGTATAGGTCTGTTCTAGTACCGCACGGACTCCGTCAGAGCTTTGTAGGGTCTGACAGCCAGAGTAGACGGTGCATCCAGTTGTTAGGAACATTAACAGTAAGAGCTTGGTTTTCATTTCTTTGCTCCGTTCTTAGCAACCTTATGCCCAACACCAACTCCTAGAATGATAGCACCAATGCCTAGCAGGTAGTTTGCGGACACGTCATTAATCCATGCGTTTGCTACGGCGAACCCCACAGTAAGGGAGTAGATGCCGCCGATTGCTGTTTTTTTTCCGTTAAACCATATCCATAGCTTTTCCATAGTCAGTTCCTTAAAGGACGCAGCAGGGGCACGGAGGAGAGTGTAACGCACCCCTGCTGCTGATGAAAGGGTATTAGATCGGGAGCATTAAGCCGACTCTGGCGAATGCACCCTCAAGGTTATTCACTTGCCCGCCAAGGTTCGTTGTGCCCAATTCCCATTGGTATCCTAATCCGCACACAATAGAGGGAGTTCCCACAGGAATGACAAGATTCGCACCGAGATGTCCAAGCCAGAAATTGCCGATATCCTTTGCTTCTGATTCGCTCCAATACTTAGTTGCTGTATTGTCGTCCACGTCGATATCGGTTACGAATAGGTATTTAGCTCCAGCCTCTAATTCAATCTTGCACTTCTTAACAGGAATCTTGTAAATACCAGAGATGCCCAAAGGGATTGCCCGTAGCGATCCGTTCGTGTTGTAGTATTTCCTGTACCATTTATACCTAGCCGATGCGTCGGTTACGCCCCAGTTGTACCGATAGTATCCAGTTCCTAACCCGATATCTATCTGGCTCGCTACCGGTATGCGGAGCTGGATATCCGTACCATATCCATCTGTCCATAAGGAGCCCTCATGTCCGTCGTAATACGTCCCCCCGACCAATAAATCCATTGCATTCGTTGACGAAATCATCGCCAACACAATCATCAATACTAACCATGTTCGTTTCATTGTGCTTCCTTTCTTAAAGAATACTCATTGTAACGGCTTTTTGTATATTGACTAGTTTATCATATTCTTCCGGTGGTATCTTCCTTTCTAATATAAATCCCCAAATTCTTGCGGTTAGAGCATCTGCGGCCACTTCGTCTAGGTCCTTCCCTTCTGCCTTTAGATGTGGCATCACGTCTCTTGGCTTGTGTGCCGCTTCAACAAAACCGGTCATTGGTAACCTTCCCGTTGTTATTGTCCTTCTCTGTTGGCCGTCTGTGTAACTCTTGACTTTGTGGTCTTCGTTTATGCCCATTAGTGTTCTCCTTTCATAACTTGAAATTTTGATATGTCGTCTTCTTCTACAAAATATTGATACATTCGCCAAAAGGCTTTGCCCGCGTTAACACATAATTCTCCGTCTTTTTTTAATGGCCAAGGTCCATTATTCTCTTCAATAGAGAAGAACCATTCTTTTTTTGTTTCCGGGGACGTGTATCGGTATAGCTTGCGATTCGATACGCAAATGATGCCATTTGGTATTCTATGGCATGGGCCCATTAGAATACCTTCCCTTTCTCTAATTCTGTGTTTAATACTTTGAACTTCTCGATGGCTTCTACCATCATTTCTTTCGTGCCAAGCTGTTTGCTCAATAGGAACATCTCCTCAAGAATATCTGTCCCGTACTTGCTTACCATGTAATGTCCGTACCCTGCTGCATTGCCCTGGTTCCATTTATTACATTGAATACATTGAAAGTGTACGTTTCTTTTGTCAACACACGCGGCATTGTAGTGGTTGCCCTTTGGCTGAAAGTGGCCTCCTTGCCCGTCCGTGAAATGCAGAGCCTTGTTACAAGAACAGCAGTACCCCCAACCATTATCATCAGTCTCATTCAGCCGTGCGTATCTCTGAATCAGTTCGCAGGCTTTCTTTGCGTAGGAGGTTTTGGTTTTCTTCTTCTTCATTTCAAATCCGTATCTATTCGAGGGAAATTGGTCTTAGTTTGCCATTTGTAATCTTATCACCAGACATTCTGGAAAATTCCATTTCCATTGCAACGACTTTAGCCGCTGTTCTTATTTGTGCTCCCATCGCCTTTGCTTCATCTACTTTAATTTTTCCTTCTTTAAGCTGACAATAAACGGATTCAGCACTTTGCATTAAATCTTTTGACGTTTTCCATTTCATGTTTTTCTCCTTGAGTTAATTGCAACCAAATATGCGGCCATAGTTCTAAAATTTTTACTTCTTCTATCCCAAGGATTCATCTTAAACCCAAGGGTCTTTGATATAAACTGATTGACAGTAATATTTCTTTTTTGTGATTCATCTCTACATTCATAACTACAAAATAGTTTGCTTCTCCAGCTTTCAACTCCATTGTATTTTTCTCCAAATCTATTCTTTCTGTTGTACGCGATAGAATCTTGAATAGTTTCTCCGCATATTCGGCAGACATAGAAACAACACTTTGTACATAAAAAAGTAGATTTACATACCTGTAACGGATACTCAATAATTACATTTTTGTGAGAGTTGCATGGGGTTTTTTGTTTCTTTGTGTTTAGTTTTTTAAACACTGTAATCATTTTATCAAGAGAACCATATTGAGTGCTGTTTATTACTCGACCACGTTTATCTTGTGGAATCAGAGCAAATTGACCACCACAAAAGATGTGAAATGCTACGCGGTTATCTTCGCACCACTTTTGTAGTTCTTCTATATTCTTCATTTCACACTCAGGTAGTAAAAAACATATCAACATATTTTGCAACGCCATTCTGGAATTGCTTGAACGCTTCGTCGCCTTCTGTGTCATTGAAGCCATATCCACAATTTGATCCCGCCGGTTCCGTGATACCTTCACATAGCTTTTCTTCTATACTAATGAACAAATCCTCAAGAAACTTTGCTTTTTCTCTGTCATGGATTATTGCTGCTTCTCTTTCCTCCTTTTCTTTTCTATATGCTTCTAACGAAATGTCATAAAATTCCCAGTTATCCACTCCTCCGGCCTCAAGAGATTGCATCATTGATTCCGCATCGAGAAGGTTGTCCAATCTTTCTTCGCTAATCTCCATTATATATTCCCTTCATCTATTTCACACTCAATGGGTATTCAGTTCCGTTCTTCATGTTCTTCTCCGTGAGACAAGTAGCGTCAAATACCACTCAAACATTAACTCTTTAAATTGCTCAGAGTTGTCTGCAAGGATTCGCGGGTATTTTGGCTCAATGGCTTCAACCGCGATACGGTAAGCAGTGTCAAAGTCTTTTTCCTTTCGCAAGGCTATCTCAAATTTTATACGAAGGCGTCTCATAGCATTGTACTTGTCGTAAAAGTTCGGGTCCTTCGCTAACGCAATTTCTGCAATATCATCTCTGGAAGCTCCGATAGCTAGGGCCAATGCCTCATAATGCTTCATACCAGTTGCACGGTACGTCTTGAATAGAGATTTAAAGCAATCGACCTGTAAGCGGTCTCTTTTTGTTATTCCTGATTCTCCCATGGGATTACTCCTTAACAATCAAGCCTTTCTCATTCAGCATTAGACAGTCTTTGTCAAAAACAAACCCAATCCTCTTTCCCTGCCCCCTGCCGTTACGAACTTTCAGTAAGTGCATGACCCTGTCAATCTCAGATGAAGACCGACCGCAAGCCCCCATGAACGTCTCTTCTGAAGGCTCTATAGCTTCCAGCCATAGGACACAATCGGTATGTCTTTGGTACGCTGCCCCACCAGACAGGGAATCGAGAGACGGGATAGCGTTGTTCTTCGCTGGATGGGACACGATAATTATAGAGCAATCATACTTCCCTGCGATCCGCTTGGCCTGGTTCGCTAGCTTCTTGTCGTCAATCCAAGGCTTACCATTACCATCGGCTGAAGTAATAGGATCTACAATAATGATTCTCGCCTTCTGCTGGGCCTTCAGGAGCATCCATTCGACAACGGTGTCGTAGCTCACCCCATCCATTTCGTCGGTAGTTGTAATTAGGCTCCCAATCTCAAAGACCTTGTGATAGTTCTGCCCCATTGCAGAAGAGGATTCTCGGGGATTGGCTTCAATCCAATCAAAGTCTGTCATATTACTAACTTCGGATATCTGGGCAAGGACTCTCAGGGTATGTTCTTCTAGGGTTCCTTCCAGAGCCAGCATACGCGATTCTATGCCCTCTGCCTTCCAGTATTGCATACATTGCACCATCACAAAAGACTTGGATGCTCCGGGACTACCAGCGAAGATTGTTACTTCACCAGGTTTCAGACTAGGGGCTAGTCTTGAGGTCTGAGCCCACGGCCAGTGAATTGATTTAAGTTCTCCTTTTTGAATACGCTCAATCTTATTGGCTAGTGCCATCGCTGGGTTAAGAGCTGGTGATTCTAGTAGTTCCGCTTCTGGAACGCCCATATCAATGAGCTGTTTCTTTAGTTCTTCGGCTCCATTCATGCTTTATGATCCCTTCGTTTTTTTGACCACCTCGATTACTCCATCTTTAATAAACAACTGTTTGCACTGGAATCCACAGGCTCCTGGGTGGCCGCCACCTCCATACTTGACGGCAATTACGGAAGCGTCTATCCCCGTGTTGTTATAGAGCGTAACCGTCCATCCTTTGTCGTTGCAGTTGAAAGACAACATGAGGTCGTAGGTTTTTTGGTCGACTGAATCAAAATAGGTGGAGCTTCTCCCACTATTGTTTAAACAGATACAACGATAACCTTCGAACTTGGCATAGAAGCCATTGCTTTCCACGGCCTGTTTACGAGTAGCTTGCTGATATTTACGAATCAGCTTCCCGTTGTCCATCATTTTATGGATACTGCTTTCTGCGAACAACCACACTTCCCACAGTTGATTGCATGGGTGGGTGTCTTCTAGCTTCACACCGGCTTGTAAGTTCCGAGTGTCGTCGCCATACACGAAGGCCCATATATCATAGTCTCCAAGTAGTTCTACAATTTTGGGCAGTTCTTTTTTTGGGTAATAGTGTTCCCATGTCAAGACGCATCCAGCATCCCCCGTGTCCCTTATGCCATCAAGATACGAATCTTCGTATTGGTGTTTTTCGATGGCTGTTTTGTGGTGGTCTATCCACACCACGTCATCCGTTAGCGATAGAAGATACTTAAAGTCGCCTGGTTTCTGTAAGCTGAAATCAACTATAATCACATGTTCATCTTTAGCTACTCGCTCAAACGGGAATGGGCGGTCGTAATCCATCTCAATGAAATCAAGGTCAGTCATTTTTGAGCCGTAGTATCGCTTTACTATTGCGGCTGAACATTTTCCATCCATGTCGTTGTGATAAAAACACTTCATGTTACTTGCCTTTCTATTGGTTTTTTTATCTTAGCTCCATTCATAGTCCCAACAACTCCTTTGCATCGTCCTCAGTACATTCGTATTCGTCCATACAGCCATTCAACAAGGGAAAGTCCCTTATACAGAATCCATCACTTGAGAATCTAACGATCTGTAGGCTATGGTCCCCGGTCTTATGTCCTGGGCGGTGTTGCTTCATAAACAGATGAATAGGCCATTTCATAGACCATTGATATTTTGGATTCGTTAAGACTTCGTGGTAGTTGTCGATAGCAATTAGAACCTCTTCTTTGCTGCCAAGGATTCTAAGAGCGTCCCTTATCGCGGTTGCCATAAAAGGCTTAATTGCTTTGTGCTTCCACCACTTACCATCCCTACTATTCCAGTAGTCAAATATGTCTTGGATTTCGTTCATTATATCACCTTATACGGACAACACATTGATTTCTTAATTGTACACTTTCTTCGCGGGGCCGTGTCTATAAATCCCTTTCGCTTTAAATCTGACAGCCTCTTGGCAACTTTAGGCTCTGGCCAATTCATCATGTAAGCAAGCTCTGAGGAGGTAAAGGATGGGTAAGTAATAAGAGCCCGTAACACACACCTACAATCATTAGCCTTATCGCCCTTCTCTGCTGCCAGGTAGGAGGTTATTGGATCGTTTCTGTGGCTTAGTGCTTCCATGAGACTAATCCTCTATACCAACTTCGTCTACCTGCTCCTGTGTTAGCTCGACAACTTCAGCGGATATTTTACATCCAACTTCTGTATTATGCTTGCAGTATTGTTCGTCTAGTAAACTCTCAATTATATTTGATATCTCTTCCCATGTGTTTTTATCACTACATAATCTGAAATAATACGACGAATACTCACGGTAATTATCGACCTTTAGAAACTTCATCTTATCCCTTTCAAAACTCCCTCCCCGTCCAGCGTCTGCGAATCCGCTTTAGGGGAGGGGTCCACGGAGGTTACTTATTAAAATCAGGGTTTGGGTCGTGAATGTCAATTCCCAAAGGCCCCAGAATCAAACGGAAACGCTCAAAGAAGTTGTTTGCCTGCTGGGTGTCCATCTTGCTAAGTGTAATCCTACGTCCGTCCTTGTCCACCGTAGGACACACCATGTACGCAAGCTCCAACAGGAAATCCTTTGTCAAACCAACTCCCTTGGGCATCCCCTTATCTAACAGATAGGCTAACAGACTAGAAACGTCAATCCCCTGGTCATTCGACTGGGCTATCACGCCCTCTAGCATGTTCCCAAAGATATTCCCCAGTTGCTTCTTTGTCTTTCTGGGGAACTGCTGGACGACTTCTATCCTTACCAGTTGTCCAGGCTTCAAAGAATCGAGATAGTCTTTCGCAAGCAACTGGGAATTTTCGGCATAGTTGAATCCACCGTCGTCTGTGCTGCTCCCTGTCGCTATCCCGTAGGCTTTCATTATTCTTCTCCTGAAGTTCTTTTAGCGTTGGCATCTAGAAAGGGATGTCACTATCTAGCGGTGTCATTGGGACCGCGTCAAGGCCCGCCGCAATCTCTTCTGGGGTCATCTCTGCTACCGGAGGGATGGTTGCGGGTACGGGTAGGGCTACTGCGGCCCCTGGAACTATAGGTCGTACCCGAACCGTCTGCATTTGCTTCCCAGCGTAGTCCACCCATGCTGTCACCAAAAGGATTTTCTTGCCAATCCATACATCTGTTTCTTCCCCGTACAGGGTTGTTATCATATTGGCGTTCGTCTTGTTTAGTACCAGCCCCTTTTTCTTTCCAATGAAACTCAGGACAGGGCGGGTGTCGTCGTTAAAGTCTGCCATCGTAATGCCTGACATGATGACTTCCACCTCTTCCCCTTGGAGGTCGGTGTACTTGATGTACTTTGAGGGGTACGCGCTGTTAATGTCCATTTTGCTACTCCTTGAATAAGTGGTTATTGATTTCAGCCGATTGCTGTAACGTCCGTTCTTGGTGTCCTAATTCATAAATGCTTTTCAATAAGGACTTTAACTGTTCTGGGGTATGCAGTGTTTCACGTGAAACATCCAGCTTTTCCCATATCTTTTTGAAGGTCATTCTTTTGCCCCTTTCATAATCTCATCCAAGGACCAACATTCGCCCTTCTTGTACATGTCCTGCGGGTAATAGTCCAGGTTGGCGCACCAAGCGTTCTGATTTGCTCGGATAGCAAAAAGGCCCTTCTTCATTTCTTCTTCGGTCAGCTTGATAAAGCAGGTTTCCCCGGTGTCAGGATGGTCGTCTTCAACTCTGATGGGGATGACGTAAGCTGTATCAGCGTGAACCAAGGACGCATACCCGCTAATCTGCTTGGCCGCGTTCCAAAAATACTGCCGCTTGCCAGCCTTCATACCTTCAAACCCTGCTGCACTATGCTTGGTCTTGTAATCCCCAACGATACGTTTCTGTGGGGTTTCGATATCCACATCGATTGTCCCACCGTACCCATGGATAGGATCGCAATGGCAGCGTTCTCTGTGGACCTCAATAACCTGTAGGTGTGCTTCCCAGGCCCGAATTTCTGCGATAGCCCGTAGAGAGGCAGGTCCAGGTCCGGTAACAACTTCTCCGTCTAGGTCTTTCTGGATGTGGCCATGAATCATCGTTCCCCTGTCGGCATATTCATCCTCATAACCTGGCAAGTCTTTATTCAGACGTTGCATGAATATTTTAATATCTGGATGATACAGCTCGTGGCACAAAGTTGCTAGGCGGGTTTTGTACCATAGAGATAGTTCAATCGGTATATTTCCGTATGTTGAAAGGAGAGACAAGGTGGGAAATAAACCATATTGTTTAAAGTGCTTAATGGTTGTGTCTGTTAGCGTAACTAATTCAAATCCGCTTACGTCAATCTTAACTTTACAATCAGGACAAGTTGCCTTATTGCCCTTAACTGTTGTTGATATTGAGCGATTACATGACGAACAGATCCCTATTTTTTTAGGGTTCTTCATGGGTACTTGGTAAACAGGATTCCCTAAATAATCTACGCTATGAAGTGATTCAGGAGTTATGATTTTATTTTCCATATTTTTCATCTTCCTCTTTTTCTATTTGACTTAGCCTTTCCTGGTATACCAAATGTGCTTCATACTCATTAGAAAAGTAACCAAGAGGTATGTTTTCACCATCAATCTGTATTAAAACACGCCATTTTCCATTGTTTCGGCTTACTCCGGTATATTTCGACAATCCATGATTTCTTCTGTGTGACACGTTGAAACGATTCGTTACAACACGAAGATTCTTTTTTTGGTTGTCTATCCCGTTATGGTTTATATGATCGACAACGTATGGCTTTTTTGGATACATACATAACAAACGGTGCATGTGAACGATGCAATAATCTATGCCTGTTACCGCATAAAAGATTGGGTTCTTCCCTCGTTTTGTCCAAGCACACCATTTCCACGTTATCAACCAATCATAATCCTCATCGTCAACAAGTGCTACTTTCCCTTGGGTTAGTGGTATGATTCTCATTGGACAGAGCCCTTTTAAAAAAGCCGTGCATGGGATAGACTCTGTCCAAGGAATGATATCCCATGCAACAGCTGAGTGATTTGGTTTTGGACAAAGTCATAACCGTAATATGATATATCAAAGAGCTTCTGTCAAGGATAATTTAAATTTTAGGATTGCCAACGTTCTCTCCATGCCCAGCCGCCTTCCTAACCGCTCCTAGGCTCCGTTCGGTCGCAATGTGTGTCTTGTGTAGTTTGGCCAGCAGACGGGCCACCAGGGCACAACTAGGGCAAGCTACCTTAAAGTGGTCATCCGTGCAGGCTACCGGGCATTCAACGGTTTCCGTACAGGTCCGGTGAAGCTCAACAGAGCAGTATTGGCAGGTGTCGATTGTGTCAGACCAGAAATCATCGTCGTCGATATACACATCGCATTTTGGACAGTTCATTTTGTCTCTCCAACGGGTGTCCCCTCTAAGACTTCAGACTGACTGTGGGGGAAGGTTTCATTCAAACGCTGAAACGCCTCGTCGAATGTCTCACCTTGAAAATGACCATGATTTAAGCCTGCTATATACACTCCGCACGGGAGTTCATTATAGGATGATTCCTGGTAGGTAATGCTCCAAGCGTTCTCCCCTGCCAGGCATTCTAGTTTTACTCGTGCTTCATTGAATGTCATCATAGTTTCTTTCCTACTTCTTAATTGTGCTAAAACAGAACTCATCGCAAACAATAATCCAGCTACAAGCATGACATATAAGATGGCGGCTTCCTTGTTACTCCTGTTTAGAAACACGACCCATTTCGTAACAATCCCGTAGCAATTCCGTAATCCAGTTTAAATCACGGTAAAAAACACAATCCTCTGGCTGCATTGCATCAGATTTCAAGGCGATCACCTTACCCTCGTTCATAACTCTAATATAGGTCGCGGATTCTTTACCGGACCCATTGTCTGGTTGTTCTTCCTGTTGTTCTGTTGTTAAGTTTTCATAGTTTAGCATTCTTACTTCAAACATGATATCTCTCCAAATTATGTGCCATCCCTGGCACGGGTTAACCATCCTTGAAATATTACCTATCGTGCTACGTGTACTCACAGTGCCTCTTTATTTTGCTGTTTATCGTCGCCCCTCCAGCCAGGGCATTTTACATCAAGAACGAGACACATTGCCTCCCATATCGTTGGAGGCGGACCAGGGGACCAAAGCTCTTTCTTCTCGGCGAAGTTCGCAACACGGCACACTCGCACATAGCTATAGGGGCACGCCCCGCCATTAAACCAAACGTCAAATGCTTCTGGATTGGGGTGAGCAGAGGCGTCAAGCCGCATAAGTTTGATTGTGATTGCCTCTGGTAGAACGCCCCAATGGGCCAATAGCACGGAGGTCGGGCACAGTTTAGCTCGCGAAAGGTCAGCCCCTGAAAGGTTAGCCCACGAAAGGTTAGCCCACGAAAGGTCAGCCCGCGACAGGTCAGCCCCCGACAGGTCAGCCCCCGACAGGTTAGCCTGCGACAGGTGAGCCCGCGACAGGTCAGCCCGCGACAGGTTAGCCTGCGACGCAACGGCTGCAATGAGAGCATCCTTGATTGTATCTGCTGCACATTCGTACAGCACTTTTTCGTAATAGGATAAAATCCGTTTCATGTTCAACGCCCTTTCATCTGTGGTTAAAATCTTACACCTGCCCCCAGTAACAGTTTTCACCAATGCCCCAGGCAAGAATCGAACTTGCATCCTTATACGGTTCATTTAGGCAACTTACCATCCTTTCCGGACTCCACCCGTGCGCATCGGGCTGGGGCAAAAAGCAGGGCCTCCGAGGGAGGGAGCGATAGTAGGGAGAAGAGGAGGTGGAGGCCCTGTGTATTTGGTTTGGAATAAAGAACCGGAACCGTCCAACGACATACTCGGAGCTTGCAGGCAAAGAGTTGCGTTTAGTAGAGTTTGGACGGCCCGGTTGGTTTGGTATTGGTTCATTAAGCAAGCTCCTTATTCAGTTGTGTAAATCATTCAACGCTCGGCATTATACCACACCCTACGCAGGCGTCAATAACAAAGTCAAAATAATCCAATAAAAACTTGACACACTCCAGTTATAGAGTATAATGCTGCCATGGATAAAAAGATAACACATGAAGTTGCAGCACGTATACATCGCCTGCGACTAGACGAAGGCATGGATCAGACGGAATTTGGGCTATGCTTGGACAAGGACAACACTGTTATTAGTAGGTGGGAAGCTGGGAAAAATCTAATCAACACAGAAACGGTCATGCTGATATGCAAAAAGTTCGGCATTTCGGCGGATTGGCTACTTTTTGGGGAATGACCATGAGAACGGACTCAGCGAGATTATACTTCTATGAGACCCACCACAAAGACTTCCGATACCACGGTCACCCCACCATGGATAACAAATACCCTGCATGGAGTGTTTGGACAGCCCTACAGGGGAAAACCCCCAAAACAGTGAGGAAAACCCTCAGGGAGGCAATTGACTTGGCTATGAATGATTTGGAGTTTTATCGAAAATCAGTAAAGTGAAAGGGATCTTATGAGAGAAGTAAACGACCTACTAGAAAAAGCACTTCTAGCAATTAATGACAGAACGGTATTTACTGAAGATCAAATTGCCTCACTATCTGAAATGATAGATTGGGTGTCAGCCGCGATTTATGAATCCGTTAGCAAATAGGAGTAGAAGACATGAAAACGGACGATAGTGTAAGTGGTGGGGCGGTGGACTTTGCCGAGACAGACAAAGGACTTGAGCTAATAGAAGTCCACGCTCCATTTGCGTGTGGTTGGTACGGCCAGGACGATAAGGATTACGTGTACTGGCAGTATTTTGCTTGGCCGAATATGAAGTGGTGGAAGAAGTGACACTCCACCCCCGCCGCAAGCGGACGGGGTTTTCTTGGCAGTTTCCTATAACGTACGATTTTAATCCGAATATACGAAAGAAATCCGAAGTTTACTAAAACCTCTTGACTTACCATCAGGTTCGGAGTAAAAGGTTGGTATGAAACACAAATGCTTGAACACTTCATTTAAACAATCTCTTAGAGTCGCCCAAGGTCTTTGGCCGTCAAGCAGCCTTTCAGCCTTGGTCGGCTCTTTTATGAGATATTACCATGCACTTAAAGATAGCAGCTAACGCTACCGAAAAAGTAAAAGACACATCCTACAGAGAAGATTCGGTTGTTTTTTTCTTTGCCCAGCAAGCGAAAGGTCATAAAAAAGAGGTAATAGAAGCCGCTGCCGATGTTTTCTTAACGAATATCGTATGTGACTTCGAGTGTGACTATGAAGATTTCCTTATTCTGGTCGAAGATATGATGGATCGGGTAAAATACGCACCCAATGAGTTTTTTGACTCTGCCGTGAAGGCCGCTGAGACCTCATCTAACGACGCAACCTGGCCAGAGTACAAAGATCCTGCCCTTTTACTTTTAAGGGTCTGTAGGGAGCTACAGGGGCCTTCTGATCAATTCTATCTAACACAAGCAGACGCAGGTGTCGTTTTAGGGAAGAAAACGAGCGTTGGGCGGGCCTGGATGAACAAATTCATCAAAGATGGGGTCATTTCACTTGTTAAGAAGGGTTGTCAGGGACGGGCAACTACATATTCGTTCAAAACCAACACTAGAGTACTAGAACAATAGAAGTATAGAATACTAGAAGTATAAGAAGTACAGAAGTACAAGAGTCCAAGGATTGCGGTTCAAGATATTGAAGTTTTAGTTTTAGGACATAGTCCTTGGAAGAGTAGTTAGAGTGTTTTGCGCCGCCGTGGCTTTTTGAGGATTAATTCCTACAGAAGAAAGGGTAATAGAATGAAAGACCTACTAAAATCAAAGGACATACTAAAAGAGGATCGGGTAATTGAAGCATATTGGGGGCTGATAGGCACTCCAGTCCGCGTCATTCCTCATATGAAAGACGTTAGCGGTGGATCGATGGCCGATGTGGCTTTTGTTATGCGGGACGCCTGCATTGCTGCTGACATTGCCGGACAGCCTAATGACTGGTACGGCCATTTAATTGACATAACCGGGCATGAGGACGGATATAACGTAATGCTGTCTGATCCAAAGCAGTGGATTTGTGCCGCCGTCAAGGTCTGGGAAGAAAGAGAATAGGAATAAAAGGAGCCCGCCATCGACGGGCTCCACCATTTTACTGATGAGTTGGTTTACTTCTGTCTGCTGATCCAAGCACGGATAGCCAGCTGCGCCATACCCAAAAAGTGGGCTCGTTCGGTGTCATCAAAGATCCCATCCCCTTTCGTTTCCGATTCAAACACCGTTTCCCCACCACAATCAGGGCATTCAACCCTAAAAAATCCATGCCGTAGTCGTAAGTAACCTACCGGTTTGCCATCGAACGTCGCCTCATATTGTTCTGGGCAGGCGCCGCCGCCCTCTATTTGGTATCCACTCATTTTGTGCCTCCATTCTGTAAAAGGTAATAACGCAACCGTGCCGTCCTGCCTCGATCGATCATCCACTCAGCCCACCATGGGCTACCTGCTTCCAAGGGCTCCACGTTCCAATCTGGCGCCCAAAGGCCCGGACCCCTACGATGGAACGAACAAAGGTCGTATTCGTCCATACGGTGCCCCTTGCGGCTCCACACGCCCTGCCAGTAGGTAAGGACGATCCGACACATGCTGGCCGACCTTTGGAAGCTTCTCCGGTCTGAATCGACGAACTGTTCGGTAATCCCGACAAGTTCCGCAATCCTATTCGCCTCGCGACGATAAATGTCCCTTATTTGAAATGGTCCGCGTTCGCCATCGGTCCCGTTCGCCTGGCCGTCTAGCTTTTCGACTTTTGCCAGGGCTGCCAGAAATGTAGCCGTGATGCGGAGTTGTTCTTGCTCTTGGACTACTGCTGGCGGTGTTGTGTATGCGATCATTTGTCACCTCCAGGACATTGGATCTCATTAGTTGTAATGATGGAATTTACCATCCATTCGTAGCCACAGAAACCACTTGATTTTTTTCGTAGCTTTGCGGCTTGGCGACTATCAACAGATTCAGCGGAAATGTTAGCAACCCAACCGTCCCCGAACGAACAGCCGAATGATCCAATTTTAAGGATTTCGCTTGCTTTGTCTTTTGGGACCGTTCTTGTGACAATATACATTTTCTCTGCGCCGGTCCAACAGTTATTCCATGCGTTGTTACGGGGCATTGAGAGTGTGAATGCGATGATCATTGTACGCCCCCTCTCTGAGTCTCTATATGTCCACCAGGCAGGGCAGGAGTGCCAGGGGCAAGAACGTCTCTAGCTGCTGCTACATCACGTCGCCCGCCTTCGTAAGCCCCTCGTGCAGCCCCAACAACACAAGCACAGCCCGTGGCATAGCCGGCCCCCCAACCAAGGGCCAGGATCAGGAGCCAAGCCCGCCCCATACGCCGCAGGGCGGAAATCTCCCTTTTCAGCTTTGTATCGCGTTTTGTTTTGATTTTTCGGACCAATTTTGTTAAGATTTTCATGTCAGCTCTCCTAAAAAGTTAAGATTACGCTCCCTCGTGCTATAACACGCGGGGAGCAACTTATGGTTGTTATTTTCTTGCTCTGGGCGGTGTTGGGTAGTGCTTGCGTATGATGCTGAGTTGTTTTGTTTTTGCAGCAGCATAAGCAGCAGCATCAGCAGCAGCAGCAGCAGCATCAGCAGCAGCAGCAGCAGCAGCAGCATCAGCAGCAGCATAAGCATAAGCAGCAGCATGAGCATCAGCAGCAGCAGCAGTAGCAGCAGCAGCAGCATAAGCATAAGCAGCATCAGCAGCAGCATAAGCAGCATCAGCAGCATCTTTAAATTGTTTTTTTGTTACGTCCGCTCCATTTGCATATCGCTTGAGCAGGCTTAATGCCTTCGCTGGTCTTTGTTCGCCTTTTTTGACATATTTTAGGCACGGCAGGACCGTCTTGTGCAATACACCGCAGGCTTTCCGGTGCGATTTACTGCTATACGGACCTGTGACACGGAAAATATACCACATCAAGTCTTGCGGGCGGTCCCATTTGTCCCATGCTTCCTGCCTGGTTTGGTATGATTTGGCCTTTTCAATTGCAGAGTCACAAGCTCCAAGTTGTTTTAAGGTGTTGATTGTCCTGGTTTTCATAGCAATTCCCTTCAATTTGGCGATTTAGCTCCCTGGCACGTACCGGGGAGCGGATCGCGTCTTTGGCAAGTTAATATCTTAATCGTACAATTCGCCGGACGACTTAACAACGAATCGGGTTATTTAATTCTGCCTAGAAAATTCGGAACCATCACAATTAACAACTCATCACAAAACCGCTCTAAGGTCTTGTGTGTTACGTTCTGCCCGCGTAAAAACCTAGTCAGGACACTATGGGGCAGGCCAGTTGCCGCAGTAACAGAGTAGGCCGTGCGGCCTTGGCGGATTAGTTCGTCGGCTATGATTTTACGGTAGTTTTGCATTAGTATTTCCCGGCTATCACTTCAGAATTTAGAGGTTTACTTAGGGTGTCTAAGACGCATCTCATGCACCCAAAAACATCTCTATGGCCAACTTCCCCAAATTTGTGATATTTGGCATAATAGACGTTTTCTGGGACTTTCTTGCATATTTCACAAGGCCCAAATTCTTTTCCTGTGCCACTTTGTTTCATAATTCTATTCCTTTCAATCTACGATAACCAATCAAAGGCCCACGATAGGCCCTTGAATGGCCCCCGTAGGGGCATGGGTTAAACAACCAACAGCTTTTCTTCACTTGCCACACGGTAAAGTGCCAAGCTAATTTCGTGCATAATTTCCGCAACTTGTTTTTTTTCAGGCTCGATCATGTCCAAGTTCTTTTCGGTTGGGTCCATTTCATAGTGCCGACACGCTTCCCGTTGTAGTTTCTCTTTTATTTGTGTCTCACACATCTCCATGAGTGGCGCAGGCAGCATACCAAAGGCTAATGCTGCAACATAGCTATCGTCAGGCATCTCCATTGTCATATTGTACAATCCTTTTGCAATAGCCCTGTAATCAACGGTCGTTTTCAGTCTACAGATAAATTTCATAACAATTCCCTTTCAATTAGTAGGTTACTCCCCCCACCGGAGTCGAACCGATGAGCTGCGCCGTATCGCAGGGGGGAATAGATGGTTACATATGAAGGTGAACAGAGTATTGAGCGAGGTTTGTCATTGCACAGAATAATTCGGTTAAATTATTGATTACAAATATATGATTTTCGTTGCTTTTCAGGTCTATCTTTTGCAAGGACCATGGTTTAACGTCAATACCGTAGAATTTTGGTATCTTAAACGTCCAATGATTCTTTTGTGATACAAAGTCAAGCTTTACGTCGATGTTTTTAAGTCTCATTTTATTACCCTTTCAACACAGAGCCAAATAGGCCCAGATAAACAATATGAATGTTTGGCGAGACATTGTTTAGCCCCTTCCGAATGGGTCTTTTATTGCTTCTTTGCATTGCTCATTACATCGGGCGAAAAACTCGGATAGTCCGACTAAATGGGGTTGTACTCGTTTCAGAATAGATGCTGCATGATCGTCTCGTTGGCCGTTGCTAAGACCTAAACCTTCCCATTCTTCGAGCATTTCGTCGACTTCATAGGCCAGATGGGATTGCCTTCGTGTTGCCTCAAAGAGTAGGTTTTTCAGTGACGTGAGTCTTTCGGTTGCCGTTTTCATAATATCCCTTTCAAGTTACGGTTAAAATCAATACACTCTGCAAAGTGCCCCGATGATTTGGGTCGCTGAACAGAAAATATCAATCAGTGATCCATGTCTGGGCGGTGTAATCATAGTAGGGTTTGCCTGTTAATAGCTGTTCAATACGCTGCAGTTCACCAGCCAACATATCGAGGGTTAATCCATCATGGCCAGGGTGTGATAGAGCCATTAGGTTATGAGTTTGGGTGGATTTGAGTGCGGCTTGAATACGTTTCTCAGTTAACATTGCAAGCTCCTTTCAATAGGTTATCAATTGAACTGTCTTAACTATAAGCTTTCATCGTCATAGTGGCAAACGAAATCCAGTCAAAGTTCAGAAGATACTTGACAACCAGCACCCAAAAGCCGAGAATATACACATAAGATTCTAAAAACGCCCGTAAATGGGCGAATTAGTAAACGCCAAATGATCGGATTATCTTATGGACGGCATAAACTTAGAGCCTAGGGATATGACAGATCCAGCAGCAACACGGAGTCATATCATCCGAGCAACGGCGGAACTGATTAGGATATGTATGCTAATTCCTCTAAAACCAAACAGCGAAAACCAGGATCATCAACAGGACGCAATTGAGCACCTGAGAGACGCGCAACACTCAATTAAAGAGATCAAATGAAGGTAGAACCAAAGAAATACTACTGGCTATCACGAAAATGGAGCAAACCAGTAAAAGTCATAATCTGGCAGACCGACGGCAAACTTGCTCAAATTGGTGTAAATGACGGCAAAGATGATGTTTATTCTGATACGTGCCAAATATCTGACCTTTATCCTACAGCCAAAAAAGCAAAAGAAATTAGCCGACAATTCAGAATCAAAGAACTAAAGGCAGAACTAAAGAAATTGACGGTGACCCATGCTAAATAACCAGATCGCCGAAAATCAATGCAAATGCCTACAATGCCGCATAGACCAGTACGATGAGTCTGAGCGGCTTTCCCCCCCGATGGATAGATAATGGTAGCAACAACACAAATAGCCAGCCAGCCGAAAACCACGAGCCCCAAGATAAAGAGGGGTGCAGGTAGGCCAAGATCATTTATCCTTTCGCCAGAACAATATGAAAGATGTATGACAATAGCCTACGACCAAGGCACAATGCAAATGATAGCAGACGTCATAGATGTTAGCTATGATAGCCTGAAACGTCATTATGAGAAGAAAATCCGTGCTAAAAGGTCTGAGGGCAGGGCGGATCTGCTTCATGTCCAGCGTGAACAGGCGACCCGCAACCCCATCATGGCCATATTTCTCGGGAAGAATCACCTAGGTCAAGCGGATAAGATGGACAAGCCCGACGTTCACGTAACAATTGAGCATAAGTCGTTTGATGTCAAGGGCTTAGGCGACACAAGCATCTGCAAACCAGATGTCACAACCTTAATGTCACTACCCAAATCTGGCACAAATGCGGATAATGTACACAACATAGACAGCAGCGATCAGGCCAAAAACCCCACTGAGGCTCCAGAAACACGGGAGAGTAGTTTTGTGGCCGAAGGGCCATTGCCGACTAAGGATGCGGAGAATGTACACTCTCTAAGGGTAGGCCAGACAGAACAAGTGGGACCCCTATCCCAACCCGAGGGGGGGTAACCCCCCAGGGAGATTGGAGAAGAATTGTGATCTATCCCGTGTATGCTCGTTTCGAACAAAAGGTTCCCCTAACCTACCCTTGTTAACATTATGGCTAAAGACACATTAAGAGTTTCGATACCTCATCATTTTGAGCCCCGTGATTATCAGGTTCCATTTTGGCGAGCTGCGGTAGGCGATCCTGGCAAGGGTATTTCGCCGAGTCACAATCGTGTTGCCTGTGTATGGCATCGTCGAGCTGGCAAGGACAAGACATTTTTGAACGCGTTTATTAGTCACATGACGGCCCGGGTTGGTTTTTACCCATATTACTTTCCTACTCAGGCACAGGGTCGGAAGATTTTATGGAAGGGGATGGACAAGGAGGGTTTTCCATTTTTGAAGCATTTTCCTCGCGAGATGATTCGTAAGCAGAACGACCAGGAGATGATTATAGAGTTAATAAACGGGAGTATTTTCCAGATAATGGGAACAGACCGTTTAGAGGTTGTAGGGATGAACCCTATTGGTTGTGTTTTCAGCGAGTTCAGTTTACAGAATCCAGAGGCATGGGAGCTGATTAAGCCGATTTTAGTTGAGAACGGCGGCTTTGCATGGTTCAACTTCACCCCTCGTGGCAAGAATCACGCATACAAGGTATTGCGTAACGGCCAGCGTAGTGATCGTTGGTTCACTGAGGTTTTGACTGTTAACGAGACGAAAGCGGTAAGTTTACAGGCTATTCAGGATGAGAAAGACGATGGAATGCCGGAGGATCTTATCCAACAGGAGTTTTTCTGTTCGTTTGACCTTGGCATTAAGGGTGCGTATTACGCTACGTTGATGAATGACGCATGGAACGCTGGTAGGATAGGCGATATTCCACATGACCGGAGCAAGAAGGTTTATACGGTCTGGGATTTAGGTTGGGCGGACCCTACGGCTATCACATTTTATCAGAAGGACGGTCAGTACTACAATATCATCGATTATTATGAGGACGACGGTCAGGCTATAGCTGAGTACGCCCGTGTATTGGACGATAAGCGTCGTGAGCACGGATATCACTACGGGACTCACTTTGCCCCTCACGACGTAGCGAAGCACTCTCAGACTGACGGCAGGAGTGTATTTAGTGCAGCGAAGGAGGCTGGTTTACAGTTCAAGAAGTGCAAGAAGGAGAAGACTGTCGGCAACGCCCAGTACGGAGGTATAGAGCGTACTCGGAGATTCATCCCCAAGTTACGTTGGGACCAAGTGAAGTGTAAGCGGTTGATTGAGGGCATGGAAGGTTATCGCAAGCAGTACAACGAGAAGATGCAGTGTTATTTAGACAAGCCTCTTCACGACTGGTGCAGTCAACCGGCGGACACTATTCGGTTAATGAGTCAAGCGGTAAAGATTGACGAGGCAAATTACGACAAGGGTTACTACGCGAAGTTAAGGAGTCACTTCCGTGTGCCTGCTTAGAGGTTCTTATGAAGTTTGATGACTCAAAGAAAGATTACTTAGAGGCTTACGACACGGCGAACAGCGGCTGGTCGATGTGGCTTCCTGAAGCGACTTCTGATCTTGAGTTCTACGCGAACGCTCAGTGGAACGGGGAGGACTTGAAGGTATTGAAGGAGTTGAACCGTACTGCTGTTACACTTAACAAGGTTAAGCGTACGGTGAACTTGATTTCAGGTATAGAGATCCGCGACCGTCACATTTTAAAGATTGGCCCTACCGGTTTTGACGATGACCAGTCATGCAGTCAGATGACCGAGTTGGTTATGAACGCGATGACATGTGGCGACGGGTATGATATTTTGAGTGACTGTTTCAAGTGGGGTGCATTGTGTACGGGTGCGAACCTGATTGAGCCTTATTTGGATAGAGAGGGCTACATCAAGTTTGCTAGGCGTGCGCACAACTCTTTCTTGTTAGATCCTGCCTTTACGAAGAAGGACTTATCTGACTGCCGGTACATTTTGGGTGGTCAGTATTTATCGGACGGGTTGATTCTTGAGTTTATCCCTGAATTAACGAAAAAGAGCTTAGAGGAGATCCCGAAGGGCAGTTCTTTACGTTGGAACTATCTATCAAGGAATCACAAACGGAAATTAAGGATGGTCGAAGAGTTCTGGCGTCGTGACTCGAAGACGATTCCTATGATAATTGATAGAATGACAGGTAAGCAGCACGAGTTTGACGACTTCGCCACCAAATTAGGTGGGGACAAGAAGTATGCTAATTATGTCGTGGGTAACGATATCTCTGCGAACGGCTCTCCCCGTTGGAGTAAGTTCAACGCGACCAAGCGTATGGTGACTCTGACAGTTTTTGTTGACGGCGAACCTGTAGCAGAGCAGGAGAACCCTTCTCAGATAGACGACTTCAACCAGACCTTAGTTTCTGGCGATTTCATTCCAGAGCTTGAGAGAGACGATTTGAAGCTTCAGGGCATCGTCAGGACATTAAGAGACATCCAGAACGTCAAGAACAAGCGTATTTCACAGATGATTGACATTGTGGAAGCTCAGTTAACCGTATGGCGGAAGGCGAAAGCTGGTTCTTTAGTAGATGACCGAGACGCTTACGGTAGTGGCCAGGGTAATGTTGTATGGATGAAGGAAGAATCTGACATGAACGACTTCCAGCAGTTACCTGGTGTGGGTATCCCTGCTGGCGTTTTTGGGCTGTTTGAGACATTAGAGAAGGAAGAGATCCAGATTGCCGGCTTAAACGAGTCGATCTTTGGCACTGAGCAGTCGGAAGTATCTGGAGTTTTGGAGAAACAGCGTACTGGTGCCGCCTTAACTGGTCAGCAGGGTCTTTTTCAGTCATTTAGAGGCTCGAAGCGAGAGTTAGGCCGGAAGCTAGTCAAGATCATCCAGAAGAACTACTCAGACCAAAAGATCCAGAGGATCACTAATAAGCCACCTGCCCAGGACTTGAGAGTACCAGACTTCACGAAGTACGACTGTGTACCAACGGAAGGGCTCTTAACGGACTCTCAGCGTCAGTTGTACTATCTTGAGTTACGAGGGTTGAAACGTGAAGATCCGAGTATTCCTATTCCTTGGAGCGAGATTCTTGCTGCAGCGCCTATGCAGAATAAGGACCGGCTATTGGAGTCTATCAAGAAGCAGGAACAGCAGGAACAACAGCAACAGGAACAGGAACAGAAAGAGAAGCAACAGCTTGAACGTCTAAGGGAAGCCAAGATCCAGGCAGACCTTGGCCGTGGTGTAGAACGTCAGACCCAGGCGGTAGAGAACCGCACGACAGCTCAGTTGAACCGAGCGAAGCTAATGACCGAGATTCAAGACCTACAGAACAGAGGTCAGTTGGAGCAAGTTGACCGGTTGTTGGAACGGATGCGGTTAGAGATTGAGATGGAGAAGGCCATGACAGAGAGAATGAAGGCAAACTCAACAGGAGACAAGTAATGCCCCAGACAGGTGAAATCAGAGACGAGCTTAGAAAAGAGCTTCTCAGGAACCTAGACCGCATCGTAGGTCACGATGGTCTGAAGAACTTTGACCCTGCCTTAACGAACTACGGTCATTGGGAGCATCTGACTAAGGTCATGGAACGCAGAACGAAACATGCGAAGAACTATTGGCTCTTAATCCACGACAAGTGGGTGGGTGACGTTCTTCATACGTTCATTATCGTTCTTGACGGTATGCCGGACAAGTTCATAGGTACTCAAGTATGGCAGGTTAACGAATCGAGAGGGAAGGTTGACTGTCGATGGGTATTACCGATAGACCGACCGGCGACGAATGTAGACTTGGTAGACCCTTCTGGCAAGATTCTTGAGAGTGCGAAGGGAGCGCCGTTACATTGACGAATAAGAAGGTAAAAGAAGAGCTGGACAAGATCATTAAAGAGCATCCAGATTTTACTGGTAAGTGTGAAATAAACTATAAGGCTGGACGGCCTATGGATATTAACACAACGATACGTATATCGTTGAAAGAACAGAAGACCTATTAAGTGGAGATTACAATGAGCGAAGAACAAGCCGTCGAATCGGCTCAAACGGACGTTACTGCTGGTGCCGCTGGTGCCGCATCTGGTGCCGTCGACCAGACTACGGGCGATACAGTTCCTGACGCCGGGGAACAATCTCAAGAACAAACGGGTGTAGAGCAAGGTGCCGCCGACCAGAGTCACGAGAAAACAGTACCTTTGACAGCGTTAGAGGCCGAACGACAGAAACGACAGCAGTTAGAATTTCAACTAAATCAGATGACGCAACAGCAACCACCCCAGCAGCAACTGTCACAAAAGGACATGGTCATGCAGCAGTACGGCCTTGAACAGAGTGACATTGTGGAGTCTGACAAGCTGGCCCAGATCCTAGCATCGGAGCGTCAGGCATTTGCTAAAGCGTTAGAGTCGTTACAGTATCAGTCGAAGCACAAAGACTTTACTGAAGTCGTTGGTGACGGTCAACAGTTCGCTACTCCACTAATGGAACGTTTAAATGCAAACCCGAACTTAATGCGTGCTTTGAAATCAAGTCCTGATTGGCAAGAGTTAGCTTACGAGATTGGCAGCTTACAGAAACAGGTAAGCAAGCTAAAGAGTGGTAAGGCCACTCAATCTCAGGTAGCAGAAACGGTGAACAACATCACACGATTGATTCCTCCTGGAGCGTCAGGTTCTTCGGGAGCCATTAATCAGAGTTCCCGTTACTCCGATATGCCAAGAGATGACTTTGAGGCAGAGGTATCGCGTATAAAAAGGAGTGGCTAAACAATGGCTAATCTCACAACGACAACCACACAGATCGATCATCCAGTAGATGTCTACTATGATCGTCTGCTGTTGGAACGAACGACCCCACTGTTGGTACACGCTCAATTTGGGCAGATGCGTAACATCCCCAATAAAAGCGGCGATACCATTAAATTCCGGCGTTACGCTTCACTTTCGGTAGCAACCACCCCTCTCACTGAAGGCGAAGATCCCAACGCCCAACAGATCAGCAAGACGGACATTCTGGCCCAGGTAGCCTGGTACGGCACGTTCGTCAAAGTCACGGATCGCGTTTCCTTGACTGTCGCAGATGCAGTCACTTCAGAGATCGTTGAGATCCTCGGTGAGAACCGTGGCGAAACGATTGACGAGTTGACCCGCGACGTTCTTGGTGCTACGGCATCCTCGACAACCTGCTCGAACGGTACTGGAACGGCAACCTTGCTGAACCGCACTGATATTGACACGGTAGTCCAAACCCTTTACGGTAACCGAGCGAAGTTCATCACAAGTTCCTTGAAGGCTTCTACAGGTCAAGGCACGGCTCCGATTCGTCCCTCTTATATGGGGATTCTCGACACCGACTTGATTGACGATCTGGAAGTTGTTTCTGGTTACAAGAACACTGTAGAGTACGGCAACTGGACGAATCTCTACGAGGGCGAATGGGGTGCGACTGGTAATGTTCGATGGATCGCCACGGACAAGGGTTATACTTCCAGCACCAACTACCACTGTCCCATTATCGGCAAGAACGCTTACGGCGTAACGTCGATTGACATGGGTACAGCAGAGCTAATCCACCACACGCCTAAAGAGGCGGGAAGCGCCTTGGAAATGTACGAGACCTTGGGTTGGAAGCAGCCTCATGTAGCTCGAATCCTCAACGATAACTTCATTCATGTACTCATCTGCACGAATGGCTAATACAAGGAGCTGAATAATGGATACAGCAACTGTTGAACGAATTTGGATTGCTGACGGCAACGCTGTCAATGTCGATTGTGGGTTTATCCCCAATCGGTGCATCCTCTTTTATGATTATGAACAAACGAATCCGTTACGGATTGACTGGTCATATAATCTATACAAACTCCGTACTGCCTACGGTCTTTTGACTACAGGTTCATCTGGAGTTATCACACAACTCAGTACTGCTGCTACGGGGATTATTCCTTATGATTCATCTTCTGCAACCCCGACTATCAACGAATATACCACAACGGTATCGACGGCTGCTACTGCACGAACTGCTACGGCGGCAGGTACTTACGTCAAGCCTTCGACGAGTTCCACAATGGATCGTGACGCAGTATTTGAGTGTGTAACGGCTGGTACGGGTGCTGCTGAACCGACTTGGCCTCTGGGTATTGGCGAGCAGATTCTTGAAACTGCTGGTGATGTTGTTTGGGAGCGTGTAAACGTAGCCCGCGAAAACGGCGGATTCCAGGGCGTAACCGTCGGAGCAACTACACAGACTGACGGATATTATTGTGTCCTTTACGCAGAGCGTGGCGATTCCAAGGACCTGGGCAACGCGGACAATATTCTTCCTGCATAAAAAGGAGTAACTTATGTCAACAACCCTAGACAAAATGGGTTCCGATGAACTTAGGGCAAAAGCCCGTGAACTGAACGTGGACGTTCCCGGAGCGTTAAAGAACGAAGATAAGCTCCGAGAACTATTGAGGCCGCATATGGCACCTAAAGTTGAACCAACTGAACAAGAGTTAGCTATTCGTGAACGTGTTCGCATTGAAGAAGCGGAACGTAAAGTGATCGCCAAACGCGAAGAAGAAGCGATCACGAAGCTAGGTCTTGAGATTGGTGACAAAAAGAAGTGTTACGAAGATATCGAAATCGAAAAGAGTCCCAAACGGAAGTATAGATTCGTGAACGTCGAGTGCGCTACCGAAGATGTATCCTTCTGTTTAGGGACTCATCGATATCATCTCTTCGATGGTATGGAATACGAACTTCCAGAGTTTGTTCCGAAAATACTTCAGGAAAGATGTCGCTTACCGATCTACAAGACGGTCCCAGATGGGGAAGGTGGTTCAACTTCAAAGAAGGTTGACGACCGGCCACGGTTCAGTTTTGAAGACTTAGGAGAAGTCGCATGAGACGCGAAGACTTAGATACTCCTGACAAGCTGTTGAAGGCTTTTATTACGATTGAAAAGAAGTTAGCTCAATTCTACGAAGCGATGAAAACTTCGTTGGAAGTTGTGGGCGACTTGGATGTCAGAGTAGAAAAGCTAGATAAGGCTTTGAAGGCAAAACCGATACAAGAGCCCCCAAAGGCTCCAAAAGAGCCCCCAAAGGCTCCAAAAGAGTCCAAGAAGGCTCCTAAAAAAGGAGCATACAAATGAAAAGACTAATCTTAATGTGTGGACTTGTGATGTTGCTCGCTTGGCCTTGCCAGGCAACGATTTCCAAGACTCCATATAACTTCTCGAATCTGAATACGACATCTGGTATTGTAAGTCAAATGAGGGATCTCGTTGACGAAATTAACGATGAGATTTCTGGATCGGCTTATCTTGGGACTGGTAAAAGATTCTATGTTGACAGTTCTGTTGGTGCCGACACCAACACAGGCACCAAGCCTGAATGGGCAATGGCTACTATTAATGGGGCAATAGGTCTTTGCACTGCTGACCGGGGTGATGAAATTGTCGTCTTACAGGGTCACAATACTGCTATAACTGGTGCAGATGGTGTCGATTGTGATATTTCCGGTATTACTATAACTGGCCTTGGCAACGGTACACTAAAGCCGACTCTTGACTACGACCATGCCAACGGTGAGTTTGTTATTGGTGCTGGTAATGTTACTATCAAGAATCTACGTTTTAGAGTATCCGCGAATGCGGTTACCAAGGCGATTGACATTGAGACTGCTGGTTTGAATGCTCATATTATTGGTTGTGAGTTCGGTTACGCTGAGACTTCAACTGATGAGTTTGCTTCTGCGATTATTGTTGCAGCGAATGATGTGACGATTAGCGGATGTACGTTTAGGGCTGGTGGCCAAGCGGCTGTTTCAGCTATTTCTGTCCCTGCAGCACAGGACAACTTAGTCATTGAATATTGCAAGATGTTTGGCGATTATTCGACGGCAGTATTCTCTGGTGTTGGTGTGGTAACAGAATTTGAACTTGCCTACAATGTTCTGTTCAATGGGACAATGAGCGGTGATGGTGAACTTCATAGCGAACCAGCTATTGAGGTCGCCAATGATTCGTCTGGATTTGTTCACGACAATCGCATTGTCTCAGATGTAGCAACGGGTATACTTATGCGTGTTGCAGACGATGTCTGTTTTATGAACAACTTCATTCTTGATACGGATGGTGACGAGTTCTCTGGAACTAAAGAAGACTCCGCAGCGAGCATTGCTGCTCATGCTGACGGTTAAAATTGATACTTCCTCCTTCTCTCGACTCGGGGACGGTTTAACAGCCGTCCCCTGGCCGAGCTAATATAGCGTGCGGATGGGAAGAAAGTGGCGTGAAGTCATGGTAGTATGTGAAAGCAGAGACAATGACATGGACGAAATGGGAATGTATAATTCCATATGCGACAAAAGATTTACGCACCTTGAAGAGAGGTTTGATAAGCGTCATACCACGATAGAAGGCAAAGTTGACAAGGTTATAGTGCTATTGCAAGGGAATGGTAAGCAGGGCATTAAAGATATGGCTCTAAATAATAAACGTTGGATACAGCGTGTTATGTGGGGTTTGGGAGTTTTATTTATTGCAGTTGTAACGGCTATTGCTAAAGGACATTTTCAGGCGCATCCATGAAACGAATAGGCATACTATTATTGATGTTGTGCGGCGTTGCGTCTGGTCAATATGCGGTAGTCATTGCTGGCGTAACTCCCCCAGAGTCTAATCCGCCTACGCCCAATCCTGCCACTTTCTCCGTGGCTCCTGCTGCTGTCAGTGCTGAGGCTATCACGATGACGGCAACAACCGGTACGGACGAAAACCCTATCTACTATTACTTTGCAGAGACTAGTGGCGGAACAGGTGGTTCTGATAGCGGTTGGCAATTAGGCCAAAGCTATACTGATTCATTACTAGCCAGTGACACCGTCTATACTTATACTGTACAGACGAAAGATGCGTTGGACAACACCGGCACTGCTTCAGGCGGAGAATCAGCAACAACTCCGGCAACAGGGGATGTGTACTATGTTGCGACGGATGGGGATAATGGTGCAGATGGGGCGATTAGAACTCCATGGCTAACGATTGACTATGGCGATAGTCGGCTATCAGCAGGGGACACCCTGTACGTTCGTGGTGGCCGTTACTCTGAATATGTAATTCCTCAAAGTAGCGGGACAGTAGGAAATCCAACTACAATCTCCGCGTATCAAAGTGAAGAAGTGATTATTGATAGAACCGTTGCGGTAACCGGTTTTGTACAATGCCTAAGCGATGATCCTAATTTGACTGTAGGGGGTGTAACAAATTCTAATTATGCCAGTATATACCGAGCCAAATTTCTAACATCGGCATTACCTACAGATATTTATGATACGATGTTTTTGAGGACGATGTATTATTGATCCTTTGCAGTGAACCAAATCAAGTTTTCGGCCACCGAAAGGACACATTCCTTTATACCGCATTAGAGGCAGAGGCATATGGTGTTCGTGATCGGGTAATTGACTCAGACCTAACCCAAGCGGCTGACTATTGGAATGGGGCGATTCTAGCTGTTCACGTCACAAATTACGCCAATCGTCAAGACCACAAGGCTATAACAGACTTTACCGCTTCGCCAGGAACATTGATTTTGGAAAGTGATTTGGGAGTGTACGTTGACGATACTATCTCGGCTGGTGATAGTTATCGGATTGTCAATCATCCTCACATTATCAATGGCTCTGGAGAGTTTTATTTAATTGAAGATGCTGGAGACGCTGCTTATACATGGGTTTATTTGTGGCCGAATGATACAGCTAATTTGGCTAGTAATATCAGGATGACACCGAAAAGTTCCAATTCATCCTTGTCTTTTTTTGAGGACAGCTATTACGATATCAATGGGATTACGAGTTTTGGGTCACCGACATACGGTTTTCGGATGCAAGATTGTAATAATATTAATCTTACTAATTGCAGTGTTATATACAATTCAAATATTACCGCTATTTATATGTACGGAGATGTTGAATCAGTTGTAATTTCAGATTGTGCCGTATATCGTGGGCGTGGAACGGGCATTTTTGGCTATACCGTTGACGGTCTGGCTATACGAAATAGCACAGTTACAGATCAAAGCATGTATTTTGTTAGTACAAGTAACGTCGAGATCTCTCATAATACAATCCAAGGTAAACTTGGCACTCACTCCAACGGTATAGCGATATATACCGGGTCAAGTGACTTCCTTGTGGCTCATAATAAAATACTATTACTGGATTCTCCAGTATCTAATGCCGTGACGTTCAACACTCCAACGGATTTGTATTTTTTCGGAAACCTAATAGTAACTGATTGGAGTTTGAGTGTTACGCCATGGAGTGCAATTACTGACGATTGGCATTGGATACACAACACTGTTTATAGTACGAATAGCGAAACAAGAGCTTTGTATTTCTTCTATGGAACGCCGAGCTTCTTCGTCAAAAACAATATTATTGACGGCCCATATACGTACAACGGGCAGCCGGGCAGTCCGAATAGAGACTACAACCTATGGACAATGGACGGAGGCAATACGGGCACGGGTAGTTGGTCATTGTCTACTAATGAAATCCTAGACACGAACTATGCTGACGTGTTTGTTGATTACGCGAGTGCAGATTTCAACATACCCTCAGACTCTCAAGCCGCGGAGGCAGGGACAGCAACATTGACACTGCCAACAGTTCAATGGCCTGCTTATGATTTTTCAGTAGACCTTAACGGCAACGCCTGGGCGAGCCCACCGTCGATGGGAGCTTTTGAGGTAATTGTGGCCGAATAAGTACGTTATTGTAAGGAAAGAAGATGAAACAATGTCTTATAATTCTACTAGTTTTTGCGTCAGTTTCCTGGTCTACAACGCTTGTCTATAATGTAGATACTGACGTTGTTGGAGGCAATGCAGACGGTGACGGATGGGCAAACGCCTACAGTAGCCTGGAAGCAGCAGAGCAAGCAAGAACGGCGGACATAGACACGGCAAACAATATTGTCCAATTCCTGTGTAGAGCTTCGTCGGGCACAGTTGATACGACTGCCTGCTCATTCTCTGGATGGACAACCTCAGTAACGGATTACGTGGAGGTCATTGGATACGACGGAACGTACATTCACAATAACCCAGACACGGGTTATGTCTATGTCCAGACAGAGGATATTCGATTTACGAATATCACTTTTAGAACAACGGTCGCTGGCACTAGTACGATTGCCTGTGTATATATTTCTTCTGTTAGTACTGGTACTATTTTCTTTGACTCTTGCACGTTTGAATGCACAGGCAGTGGAACTGGTTCTTGTCACGGCATATCCGTAAACGATGCAGATATAACAGTGACCGCTTACAATTGTACATTCGCTGGATTTGAATCAGTGGAAGACACTTCTTTCTCTGGTGTTTACTCCCAGAATTGTGACACATTTAACCTTTACAACTCAACCATTTATGATTGTTATGCGGGACTCTATAGATCGCTCGGCACGATTAACATAATCAACACCGCCTTCTTTGGCAACACGGGCGACATCACAGGGACTGTTACTATCACCTACTCTGCTACCGAAGATGGAGACGCAGGTACTGGCAATGTGACAATCACTCAGACTGCCGATGATTACGCCGCACTTGTTACTGACGCTGCTGGTGGGGACTTCAGCTTGACCAATGCAAGCTCTCAACTCTACAACACAGGTGATGGTACAAATGTTAAGAGTATATTTACAGTGGATATCGTAGACGTAACGAGGGGACCGGCGGATGCTGACTGGGACATTGGAGCCTATGAGTATAACTCCCCTTCAACTGTCGCAGTAATCCAAAACAATTATCGCAGGAGACGTTAACATGAGAAACTTACTTATCATTCTACTTACTTTACTGTGTGGCGTCTGTGGTGCTTTGGATCTCAAAGAGAATACTGCTACCAAAATCTTCTGTGGTCCGTTCGTTGACTTCTCCGATGGCGTGACACCCGAAGTGGCCATGACTGCTACGAACATCACCTGCTACCTGTACAAGTTAACCGTCGATGGTTCAGCTCCAACCCTGACAGAGATCGACCTGACAGCTTCCGGTGGCGACAATGACTTTGTCTTAATTACGGACTCAAATGATGGTATGCACAGCCTAGAGCTAACGGCTGCGCAGCTCAATTTTAAGGGAGCCATACGAGTCAGTTTCACGGACCCGGATGTGATGTGTCCGGTGTGGGAAGATTTCTCGGTTGTGGATGTAAACTACCATAGCATCCTGAAGTACGGTGACGGGCCAATTACAACGGACAGTTCTGAATGGATTGATCTTACATCTGATGCTGCTACGGGGGCTGCGGCGTCGTCGTCTATCGCTTACGAGATTGGTACGGTAACTTCTCAATATGAGTATGTTATAACGTCTGGACCGTCAATCAATGCAATTCGTCCTGGTGATGTTGTACGAGTGTTAAATGATGGGGATTCTGACAACAGTTGGGCAACCATGTACTGTACCAGTTATGTTGGTTCTACGGGAACGCTAAAAGTAAAAGGCCCAACACCTGGATGGGAAATAGATGGTGATGACTCGTTAGTTATATTAATTCCATCGCCGTTAATCTACAGAACATTCTATAAACCGAGGTAGTCCCATGAAGAAGACATTTGTAATCTTATTGTTGTTTGTTGGTGTGGTTTTTGCTCAACAGGCTTTCTATCCTTACGATATTGTGGGAGATAAGACAAACCCTGGACAGCTTCACACAAAACAAGCTGCGTGGACTTCCGTGGGCACGTTCGCTACGGGTGCGACCACGCCAGGGGTCACGGCAAGAACGGCCGCTTTGTTTTCTGTGACAGATCCAAATAATGTCAGCTTTAGTATCGGGCCAGGTGATAATCGGATTAAGTTCCGGTGTAGTTCCACCACGGACGCGGACAGCACCGTCTTTGATGTCTTTGTAATGCACGTAAGGACTACAGACGGGACGGACCACTTTAATCGCATTGGGACATTGACATTTACAACAGGCACCCAGACAGCGGGGACCGCAACTTATAAGTTTGCGGATACGGTTGTTTCCTCGAATGATCTCTATTCGATTACTGATTTTAGTCCGATTGGTAACTACATCGCAGAAGCAAACATTGACGTTCAGGGTGCTAAGATAATCGGCATCTGCCCAACTACGATCACGAATACTGCTATCCTTGAGTGGAAGGGTTACTAATGGCTGCAACTGATGCAGAAATGCTATTAGGTATACGCACAAATGTTCGTGCTGCGACTGGCGAGTCTACAACGGCGGAAGTGGCTGATGCTACCCTTACGGCTGAGATAAACGCCTACTATACTACCCAGTTTATCAAAGATGCGATGGTAGAGGATTTTGAGGCTGACCTTACTCAAGACCTGACAGCCACGGATTCCGGGGAGTATGCTCTTACTGCAAGTGAGATTATGCTAGAGAACCCTGTCTTAATAAATGGTTCCACGGTGGACCTCTTTCTTAACAAGGGCGATTTCTGGGCGGAATTTCCTACTCAGGAGACGTATATCACGCCACCTACGCTATCGATAGGGGTATCTTCTGCTGCTGCGGTAACAAATGCCGCGTTTGACTATCAGATTAAGGACTGGAGTTACTCGAAAGCTACAGCGGAAACCGCCCTATCTGGTGATAATATTCCCCAGAGCAAGTACGGAGCCTGGAAGCTAACAATCGATTCTGACGGCACGATCACCTTAGCGGCTGCTTCTGCCAACGGAACAGGGTATGCAACAGCAGCTAAGGCCGTATATGCTCTATTGGCCACAGCAGGCGATTCTAGCTGTCTTGGCTACGTAACAGCTATTGACACGTCTGGAGCGTTTGTGCCCGGCACAACGGACCTGGACGCCTCTAATACGACCGTAACCTATACAGACGGTGACCCCAAGCTAAGAGGACAGCCTTATGGAGTCCTAGTAGATGGCAGAACGATGTATGTAAGGCCGAAACCAAACGACAAGGCTCGTCTGACCTGTCCGATGGTACTCCAGAGGCCGACAGAGCTTTCTGGTGATACTGACGCTGTCTTTAACGAGGAATGGGGCTACGCGATAGCTTACGCCGTTTCAGAAGATAGGCTGATGCGACAGCACGACGCGGAAGGTGCTCAAAGACAGGGTGCCCTCAAGAATAAGTACATACGCTCGATAGAGAAGGATCTATTGCTACAACTAAAGAAATCCCATACTCAGAGGGCCTTCTAGTGTATAAGCCTTTTTTAATAGCGCCAATGCAAACTGCCAAGGATATCGGTATGGAACCGTGGCTCAGTCCGCAAGATGCCTTCCCAGAGATGGTGAATGCTCGTCTGAACAAGGGGGTATTGTCCAAGCGGTTGGGTTACACTGAAGAGGTGGACTCTGGGAATGGCAACCCGATCATAGGATTTCACAAGGCGACTAGGAGAGATGGCCAGCACAGTATTATTGTGGCTGATACAAAAAGGCTTTATGAGTTTGACCCATACAACAAGACTCTGACAGAATTAACCTCTGGAGATACCTTCACAGGATTAACTCATAATTACATGCAGTTCGTCAACTGGCAGGAAAAGACCTACATGACGAACTTCGTAGACCCGCCGTATGTCTTGAATCTTCATGCGGGGACCATCGCGGCTGTGGATACTGGAGATATCAGCTTTGATGGTGTGAAGAAACTCCTGGTCTACAAGAACAGGATTCATTATCTTGGCCCGATAGTAAACGGAGAATATTATCCTGATCGCGACTGGTTCTCTGCCGTTCTTGCTACAACTTGCACTTCTGCGACGTATGTGGACGCAGACACTGACGGAAGTGTAATGAGCGTAGGCAAGATCCGGGGAGAACCATTTGTCTTTGTCAAGAAGGCCAATAACGAAGGCGTTGGAGTCTATAGGATCGTATCGTCAAGAGATTCGACCAATCCGATCTACTGGGAAGCTCAATCTGACACGGTTGATAGTCTAATGGAAAACGTCTGTGTCCAGTTCAAGGATAACTTAGTGGTTTACACTCAGGAAGGGTTCCAATTCTACGATGGATATCGAGGTTCCACTGCTGATATGCCGAAGTTGAGAGACTTCATTGACACGATGAACGTGGCGAAGCATCAGTTCTGTCATGCGGCCAGAATCTATGAAGATGAATATCTCTACATGACCTACGCTCAATCTGGCCAGCAGTACGCGAATCGGATGTTGGAGTTTAACCTAACAGAGAAGTCATTCTCTGAAAGCGACATTGCCATGAACTGCGTTTGGGGTTGGGATGGGTATTACGCTCCTGCTGCTGGGGATGTGATTACCGTGAATGATGGCGGTGCTACGACGATGGGATTTGACCTTATGCCATCTGACCTTTTGAGATTGGGACCAAGGACCTACGCTGGTGGAAGAGATGGGAAAGTCTACCGACTAAACAGCGGTGGAGATGACGACGGTTCGGATATTACAGTAGACATCAGAACTTCACGCTGGAATCCATTTACTAAAGACGGTCGGAAGTGTAGACTAGGCAAGATAGGATTCTTAGTAGATACTAGTGCAACAGCTTCTTATTCTGTTGGATTCTATAAGGACCAGAGTTCAACCGCGTTCAAGACTCAGACTCTTTCTTGTGCAGGAGCTGGCGATAAGCATTGGGAATATTTAAGTGGACAAGGAGAGCAAGGTGAGTTCTTTAGAATAAAGCTGTACCATACGGACAGTGATAATCGTCCTATTATCCATGCGATAATGCCATACTTTGAATCTGCGGGGTGGCTGGCATGAGCAATGAGTATCTACCAGAACGAATAGACTTACAGGTGGAGAAGGACGCCGTTCTTGAAGGTGGTGAAGCACTATACCATCATCTGAGAAGACTCTTTGGACAGCTAGAACGGTATTTGGTAGATGCGAATAAAGAAGTAAATAACATTCTTATAACCGGTGGTGTTGGTAGTGTGTTTTATTTTGGCTTGCCTGGCGACAATGGAACTTATTCAAATGGAACGATACGAATAGATACGAGTGGTGGAACGTTTAAAGTTGAACAGAAACTGGTTGGAACCTGGGAACAAATCAGTGAAGACTCTTACTAAAATACTAGTCATATTGTTCATAGTATCAGTTGCGATGGCTGGCCACACATTCCGTGGTCCGGTTCTAGATAGTCTATCTGGGTATTCTGTAGACGTTAATGGCCTTATGGAAGTAAACGATGTTAACGTATGGAATCCAAGTCTGGTCTATTTGTTATCGCATGACCTATTTGCAGACTTTTTGCAAACAGAACACTTCACTGTAGAATCCATAGACCACGGGTTGATTGCTGGCCTAGGTGATGACGATCATACGCAGTACCACAACGACACAAGAGCAGATACCTGGCTTGCCGCAGGTCACGAAGGAACCTACGACCATAACGACATTGCCTTAAATACAACCCACCGTACATCAAACGGTACGGACCACACGTACATAGACCAAGATGTAACCACTACCGCAGACGTTGACTTTAACTCTGTAACCACTCCCACCATCACCGTTTCTACGAGTGCAGGGCTGACCGTCAATCAGGAGGCGGTTCTAGGTGGTACGGCAGGCGATACTGTTGTTGTGTTGAACAACCAGGCGTCAGGCGGTGCGGCAGGGGACACTGTCTATCGCAAGGAATGGCGGCTGCGGGAGAGCAACGACACGAACTGGTGGTCTAACATCATTCACGATGCTGTTGCTGTGAATGCGAGCTTCGGCACACCAGGCACGGATACGAGAACGTATTGGGAGCGAAACCCGTTTAGCGATGTGCAGTCCTGGGGCACGGGCACGACGGATTATGTGACCATTGATACGGGGTTGGTGGGGATAAATAATCCATCTCCGACAGTCGAGTTAGATGTACTGGGCGACGTATTGTTCCAGAGCGACGCTAATAGCACGACAGCCTTTCAGGTGCTAGACGCAGATGGCGGCACTCCTGTTTTTAATGTGGATACGGTTAATGAGAGGGTCGGGATTGGGACGACTACGCCTTTAGGTCCATTACACATTTTTACAAATTCTAATGCTTGGGGAATTTATACAGGTAGTGTCAGTAAACAATTAAGATTATCAGGAACCGCAGGAGCAAGCACAGGATACGCTTTAATTCAAACGGAATCATCATCATCAAGAAGACCTTTAATATTAATGAGAGATGGCGGCAACGTCGGGATTGGGA